ATTATCTTCACCACCCCATACTTGTATTGATTGCACATTGGCATATAAACTTCTTACCAATGCTTTGTAATCGTTAGCAGTCACTGCTCGATTTTGAGAAGAATATTTTTTTGGTGCATTAAACTTAATCGAATCAACACTCTCAGCGTCAGCACCACCACCCGATGCAGATGAAGTTACAACGGTGATATTACTGAAACCACCAATCGTACTTGCATTAGTAAATGTTGTTGCACCATTACTATCAGCCGCATTAGTGACAATGTATTCTAAACTAACAATGTTTCCGTTTGATAATGATTTACCTAAAACACCATCACCAAACTTCACTTCATATTGTGAATCTTCTACTGCCTCTAAAAAGTAAACAGCAGATGTTGAATCAACACTAGTAACATCTTCGGTTAAAGTATAGGCAGTTGTTGTTGAATCACTTGAAGAATTTTGTACAGTGACTTTTAGTGTAGATGTGTCAGCACTTGTGTTCTTAATTAAAAATCTTTGATTGGCGTTTGATGTGTCAACTGTATATTTGTTTGTAACTAAAGTACCTTCATATACTTTGACATTTGAAAAAGTAAACACACCATTTGTTGGTGTAATAGATCGTGCTACATTAGTCACATAGTTATAAGATACACCATCAATCGTTGTCGTAAACGCTGTGCCTTTTGGCATTGTTAAAGTTGAACCTGTTGCATCATTCACTGTTACTGATAAAGTAGCAAATGGTGAACGTGATGAACGAGCAGTGTACCCGATATGTTTTGCATGAGATACAACTGAGTTTCTCAAATCAGCAGAATCTAAAAACATTTCATTGGCCAACATATTTGCATAGACTGATTGATAGTGAGTATTGTATGCTAATAAGTCTAAGAGAACAGCCATACCTGAACCTTCAAAATCATAATCTGTAAATTCATTTTGTTTTGTTAAGAAGGTTTTTAAATTAGATTTAATTTCATCAAAGTCTAATTCTGTAATGTTAATTCTCTCTGCCATTATCGTAATCTTTCTAAGAAGGTTGTAAATGAAACTAACTCACCAGGTATGTTCACCACATAAAAGTTGATCGTTACTTCATATGAGTTTCGATCTAATTGTGGGTTAGCATTCACACTGACCAATCTTGCACGAGGTTCAAAGTTATTGATGACCTCTGAAATTTGTTTTGTTAACAGATTGGCAGTCAACGGTGTCATCGGTTCAAATAATATATCAGTGACATTCGATCCAATCTCTGGATGAAATGGTCGTTCATAGTGTTTCGTCAACACTAAATTTTTGACACTTTGTTTAACCGCTTCAATATCTGTTTTCTTTGTTATATCTTTTGTATTCGGATGTGGAGAAAATATCAGATTTAAATCTTTATAGATACGAGCACTTCTGGCACTATTATTAGTACGAGAGGCGTCCCTACTTCCTGTTTGATATATTGCCATACCTAATATTTATATGGCAAATAAAGAAATTATCTACCTTGACGATTATACTTTTTAAAACTTCTTCTCTTTGACTTATTCATTGAGTTGAGTTTTAATTTACCATTCCCAATTGAAGTTCCTTTGACGATAGGCTCGTGGGAGGGTTTATCAGTACCTTTTGATCTTGCCATTACTTACACTCACAGTTTCCGCAGCCACAAGGTTGACACGATCCCCCATTGGAACAGTGACAACTATGACCACAATTTTTACATTCGCTCATAAAAAGTATTTATAAGAGTTGATTTAAGTGCGACATAGTGTCGCAGCTGACGTTAAAGTGCGACAATTATGTACAAAATAATGGGATTTTTTTCTTTTTTAGGCTTTACAAATGAGCATTTTTCCACTAACATGGAGACATGAATAAAAAACAATATGAAGATGAAAATATTGATGCTCTTTTAAAAGAGTTCAATATCGAAACTGATGACAACGAAAACGTTGACATTGCGACTATGGACGAAATTGAAGACTTAGAAATCTTTAATCAATAATATAAGGAGACACTACATTATGAAACATAACTTATCAAACCTTGAAACCATGTTGAAGATCAAGGATCTTCTTCGAAAGTTACCAGACGATTGTCTAGTAACTGTATCTAAAATGGTGAGAGAACAATCGAAACTCACTAAACGTAGAAACCCGATGAAGGGTTCTTTTGCCGGTTTTCGTATCGGTGAGAAAGTAGAGTTTGGTCGCCCACGTGGTCGTAAACACGTTGGTGTCATTCTGAAATGTAATCCTGCGAAGGCAGTGATACAAGAATCAACTGGAACAAAATGGAGAGTTCCTTATTCATTAATCTCGGAGGTCGCATAACATGATAGAAGTACAACCTGCAAAGTCCTTAGACGAAGGCATACAAAACATTATCGATGCAAGTAACGAAGACTATGGTATGTTTATCGATAATGAAAACATGAAATCTGAATTTCAAAATTCTTGGAGTATTTCACCAGGACAGAAATTCATTAAGTTAGTATCTAAAAATTCTGTTCACAGTTTTATTGTGAAACAAGATATGTACACACCAGGTGGTCAATTACGATTTAAAAAAGGTGATGTACTGAAGGCCGCATCATGGAGAGCACCTGCCATGAACCGTGCAAGAGGTAATGTCTTTGACGGACACTATCCTATGCAGTGGACTGGTCCTTTGTATTTAAAATAGAACGACCTAACTCTAAGTAATCATTATTCAAACCATTTCTCTTTGTGGGTATTCTCATTAACTCACAAAGAGTTTCTCTACCTTTACCAGATTGCTCATGTAACACGACTGAGTGAATATGTGTAAATCGATTGCGTTCGGCATATCGATATCGATTATTTCCATACCAGATAATATACTTTGCTAAAGGATTTTTCATTCGATGTCGATGAGCATCCCATATAGAATCTTGTGCCGGTCGTAGTAGAATCGGCCACAACATACCTTTCTTCGGTATCTCTTTACTTAACATCGCATCCATCGCCTGTTTATCTTTTCCTGGTGTATTATCGTCAATCGTAGTGATATCATTTAAAGGTAATTCTTCGATTTTATATCCGAGATTCAAAACCTTTTCGGCATTTTTTCCTACCAGGACGATTTTTTTCTCACCCACTCGTGTTTTCCAATAATCATCACTATACTGCGACTGCATGATACGATTCCATACACGTTGATTCGGCACATGATAACAAGAGATATGAGTATAACCTCTCTTATGTGCATACCATACTCGTTGATGTCCGACCGATACACGATAACCTGTCCATGAAACAATGATCGGATAGAGTAATCCTTGCTCATCCATATCTTCAATTAGACAATCTAGTCTAAACTTTTGAGATTCTGTACGGTGTCCTTTGAGTAGTAGTCGATCATAGTTATAGAAGTTCTCTAGTTGTTTAATGTGATATTCTTTATACCATTCAGGCCAGAGAATATTCTTTGCTTTCAATAGTTTCATGTAGAGATATTTAGAAAAGACTTATACGAAGAAAAAATAGCACCGAAAAAAATTTTGATAGAAAATGTATAGAGTTATTGCTAGAATCCACGATAGAGGGTCTTCGTTATAGAACAAGAGTGTCTATTGCATTTATAGATTACAGTTGTTTGCTAGTATTAACGACAGACGACTTATATACACACAGCATCTACACGTGCCTATCCTATGAATACAGTGCTCGATTTACCTGAAATCACACCATCTCCGATTGGGTCTACGTCTGCTACTACATCACCTTCTCTTGCCGCTCCTTTGGTACCATTGTTCAGATTAATCGTTGCACCGTCTATGGTTATATCACCTGTCACGTTCACATCCCAATTGCCTCCGATGTTTGTTGTGCAGTTTGTGTCTATGTTGAGTGTGACATTCCCTTTAATTTGTACGTTTTCATTACCTGCTACAATCGTATAGTTGTCGTTGACAATATGAGTGACCTTATCACCATTGGGGTGTATCTCATAGTAAGTGCCGGACTTGTGTCGTTCTCTTATACGTTCAGCATTCGTTGTATCATCATATTCTTTCACGTGTCCGCTCTCTGTAACATAAACGTGGTTCTTTGGATAGGTAGAATTATAAGGGTCGGAGGGTAAACTGACTGTTTCTGTGATTCTTTCTGGCGCCGGGACCGTTAACTGTGAGTGTATTTGAGTGCCTCGTGCCAGTTTGTTGACATCAGACTGATTGATTTCTGTCGGATAAGTGCCGTTTGGGTCGTTAAAACCTTGTTTACTATCAGATAATGTAGAAGGTATACCAGGAAGACTGCCCATAACAATCGGTTCTTGCATATCCGTATCACGAAAGAACCCCACAACCCATGAACCTTCAACAAGAAACGACGGAGTGTGCCCTAAACCTGACATACTTGGGTCTGTCACAGGATGCATGACAGACGCCCAAGGTAAATCACTTGTAGGTAACTCTGTTTTGTTCTCTGTGTGATATCCGAGACACCGTACACGAACTCTACCCACTTGTAAAGGGTCTGCACGGTCTTCGACAACACCTGTGAACCAAGAAAACCCGTCTTGTCCC